GACTCAATAGCCGCTGCGTCAGACCCTCCGCCCCCAGACCCTGTTTTTACCCACTGGCCACCGATGCTGGTGCCTTTTGGCGCGCGGGCTTGCTCGTCATTTAAGCTGCCCTCAACCACGTTTTCAGGGTATAACACCAGCAGGTCATCGTCTGTTAAGCCAAGTTCTTTGCCAAGTTTGAGGGTGGCTTGTCTAGAAGTTTTACCCCCTTTCAGTAGCTCATCGTGCGGTGTCACGTCATCTCTGGTGCCGTCGGGCATTGCTACGTACAGCTCATCACTATTGTACATAGTCATTGAAACGCTCCATGGCCTCGGTATCTTTAAGCTTGAGAAACCCGACCCAGTCACTTCCTTTAAGCAGTTCCTTGCCAAGAACCGAGTCAGATATTGCCCAAATAGCTCTTGGGTCAGGAGACGCTATTAAATTCCTTAGTGCCTGCACTCCAGCAGATGGCTTGTTAAAGTCAAACAGGCTTTTTTGTGCGATCCTATCAAGATTCGTTGAAAAACTAGTTTTGGCTGATTTCCATTCTTTATCTGTCGGCTTGAATCCATACTTTGCCCAAGCGTAGCCACCAACTTCCATGTTTGCAGAAAGAATTACAGTTTCTACACCCATGTCTGCGTATGCTGTCATTGAATTTGAAAGTATTTCTTTTGCCACATTTTTTCCCTGTGATCCAGGTTTGATGACAAAATAAGAATGCTCAACGTCTTTAGAGTTTAGCGAAAACTTGCGCATGATAGCGCTAACATTCTCACCGTCAGCCAAGTTCACCACAAGATTGTCATATTGGTCGATAGAAATGCCACCTTTCTTATATTTTTCCGTATTTCCACCGAAGATAGCTTTAAGCTCTTCTCCGCTTTTTACCCCACCCATTATTTCGTTGTAACGCTCTAGAGCTTCAGGCTTTAACTCGGTGCGCGCAGCTGCCTTAAGTATTTCAGAAAGTTTGTCTTGTGAGTACTGACTTGGTGCCCCGCCCCCAGAAGACCACTGCCCCCCGGTCGATGTCCCTTTCGGATCGCGCGGTTGCTCGTCAGAGAAATGATCAACGAACTGAGAAGCATCAACAACCGTTGCCTGCCCTACGTCCCAGAAGAATCTATTTGAGCTCATTGAACCGGTGCTCCGAGCTCAGCAGTGATGACATTGCCTTTGATAGCAGTCACTTTGAACGTAGAACCACGAGGCAGAATAAATTCATCTTCACCATCATTGAAAGATGAATCACCTGCATATAGAACGTTGAGTCCAGCAGGGACTTTGATTTTCATGACATAACCCAATTGAGAGTTTTCCTCGTCAGTAGAGAAACTCAAAGCAGTCCCTACGTCTCGAGTGGTGGAAATGAAAGCTTTATCTTTAAGGACAGAACCAACCTTGATGTCTGAATCTTTAGTCATATCCCCAAGGCCTCTTTCAGAGATACCTCGGACCAAGGTGAAAGGTTGAACGACTTTAGACTCAGATATAGCTGAGTCTAAAATTGAAATTGCCTTATCTTTGACTGGCCTGCCACTTCTTAAGTCATCATTTATATAGAGGTAGCCTTCTTGCGTGTAATGTTGAACCGCACCAAAAACATTATGAGAAATATCAGGAGCATCAAGAAGATCATAAGTGCGCTTGTGAACACTAGTAATAGGCGGGGGATCACCTTCAACCTGAGTTTTAAGTTCAGAGTAAGAAACACCTTTGATGTTATCTTGTCCTATGTAATCCGCTCCACCGCCAGAAGACCACTGCCCCCCGGTCGATGTCCCTTTCGGGTCGCGCGGCTGCTCGTCAGTTAAGGCGCCGGGTTTCCCTGGCTGAGGCTTTTTTGGCTGCACCTTTGCAGCTGCAGCCTCCGCTTCAGCATCTGCCTCAATATCCCAAGGAGCCTCGCCGCCTCCGTCAAAATAAGCGGCGTACTCTGCTTCCAGTCCTGGGATGACGCCAGCCTGCGTGAGCATATTAACAGCCCCGCGCGAGAGCACCTCGTCAGGGATCAAGCCTGTGTCCTTGAGCGTCTTGATGGTATTTACGCCAGTGCTGCCCAAATCTGACCGCTCTTTGTCGCTCATCTGCCAAAGGCTTGCCCAGAGATAATACACTTCCGGTGGGCGAGAACCCAACGCGGCGCGGATCAAACACTCATCAAACATTTCTAGCGCAGGCGTAATCTGAAGCTCTTGGATCGAGGACAAGTGGTCGTAGTAGTGGCGCAAGTCGCCTTCTCCGGTGGAATTAAGGCCACCGGGGGAATTACCAAACAGGCGAGTCATCGGCACATCAGCCGCGCCTGAAGCATTCTGGCTGAACCGATCCATGATGTCCGGCAAGGCGGCGAAGCTGTAAGACTTCTGCTCGTATTCCTCCATCTCACCGTCAAGGATCAGCATACCATTGTTGCCTTTGGCGACTGCGGCAAGCGCATAGCGCGCCAACAGCTTTGCTTCCTCGTAGGGGTTACCCGCGATCTGCATCAAGCCTTTCACCTTGATGACGTCAATCTTAGCCTCGAACACCAGAGAGGCAATGTTTGTCGCAACCGAGTCGAAGTGTTTGACTGCAGGCAACGTGGCCAGCAGAACGCTTGTTCCGAGCCGAGAACCGTAGCCTTCGCGCGTTCCAACAAGCAGGTTGTCATCTGGGCTTTCACTGCCCAGAAAAACGATGACGCGTGAAGGGTCAATCCTGACGTTTCCAGACGTGGTGCTAACAACGTCGAACCACTTGGGTTTTCCAAATTGGTCCGAAAGCGCGTCCTGTTCGATTTGGCCTGGGCTAAGCTGACGGTGCGTGAGCACCGTGACAAAGCGGATGCCGGATGCCTTGACCTTGGAAAGATCAACCGGCTGCATCTGATCGTCGCCTAGGTCGTAGTAGACGTAGCAGCAGCCGTACAGCCTCGCAAGCTTTTTAGCGCGAGTGAATTTTTCCTTAAGCCCGAGTTTCTTCTCAAGGCCTTCCAGCTTCTCGATTTGGTCTTCTTCTGCCTGCCAATTGCGCCAGCGACGAAAAGTGTCAGTAGCCGGAACGTCGATGATCTTCCTAGCCAACCAAGAAGTCTTGTAGGCGGCAGTCAATTCTTCGTCGTTGATATAAGTTTCAGCGTACACGACAGAAGATGCTTTGTCACGGGCAGTGCCGAGAGACGCTGTGATGCTCTCCAGTCCATCTGCAATGTTGACAGGCATATTCATGATCAGAGATTATCCAGGTTGATTCGGTCATTGCCGGAAAGCATGTCGCTGATGGCGTCCATCAGTGGGTCGACTTGGTCATCGTGCCCAGTTCCGAGGCCGTCGAAGATGGCAAGCTCAGTGCGCAGGCTATTTATCCACGGGGCGTTCTTAGGTAGCCAAACCATTCCGCTCGATACCCAAGGGGCCGCGTCTAGGCCTCGGGTATATTTGTCGCGGTTACGCTGAATCGCTTGTACAGGGACACCTTTACGACGCAAACCCTGTATAAGCCCGGTTCCGCTAGCCTTGTCTTCAATCTTGAACCCGCGAGGGTGAATGCCCAGGGTCCTGTATCGGTTAAAAAAGAACAACGCGTTCTTTTCTAATTCTGGAGCTTCCCACTTGCCTCGAAGCTGATCGACCAAATAGATGCCGGTGCGGTTCTTGGCCTTGCCCCAAAGTTGGAACACGCTGAAGTCATTGCGTTCCGTAGTCTTCATCGCGGTATCGCCGTACATGCAGAAGTAGTCTAATTCAGGAAGTTCAGCCCATTCTTGGAAAAAAGACATTTGGAACAGGGCGCCCTCGATACTTACCGGGCGCTGTTGATATTGGCTGTTGTAGGTATACTCGTCGGCCTTTAAGACCTCTATTTGCTCGAGATTGTGCTTATGCTCCCACAGCGGCCCCAGTGGCAGATTGTGCGGCAGCGGTATTCCGTGCGTCCATTGCCTTGGATATTCTGCATTCGTGTTCTCGATCAACACAGGCAAGTCAAGGTGGTGCCAGTAGTCGCCAGACCCGCCAGTAAGAAGGTGACCAGCAAAGTCTTCAGAGTGAAGGCGTTGCATGATCACGATGATCGGAACACCCTCATGAGCCAAACGACTTCTAAAAGTGTTTGTTGCGCGACGGTTTACACGCATACGCTCATTCGGGCTGAAAGCATCGTCTGGTTTTATCGGGTCATCGATTATAAGCGCACCAGTGAAGATGGTCTTGTCCATGTATCCAGCGCGAAAACCGGTAATTGGTCCGCCCGCGGCCTTGGCCAACAAACCTCCGCCTGCAGTGGTCTTCCAGCGGTCCTTAGCCTTGCTGTCTGTCTGAATCTCGAACTTTGGATCAGCATATTCTTGATAGCTATCAAGCTGAACCAACGTCTTTATATTGGCACTGTTTTCACCGGCGAGTTGGTCCGAGAATGTTGCGTGTATGAACCTAGCGCCGGGGTTAATTTGGAACCCCTTAGAAACAAAATTAACAACAGCGGACTCTGTCTTTGAATAACCAGGCGGCAGAGTGATGATGAGTCTCGTTATCTCACCCGTATACACCTTGTCCAGCGTGCTGCAGATAAGCGGGTGGTGCGGACCGACTATCAGGTCCAGCCCCTCTCTTTCGGGGAAATACCAGCGCATGAACGAAAGTAGGGGACCTTTCGGGCCTAGTTCCTTAGCTTTCCTTATCTCGACGGCTGAAGCCAAGAGCTTCAACATCGATGCCGAGTCGGCGTGCTTCATCGTAAAGTGCCTCCTCAGCGGTCAAGTCTTGCGTCAGGATGGGGCCACCATTAGGGCCCGTAAATTCCCTTTTTTCAGTAAGACCAAGCTTTCTCGAGATGATTGACGCATTGAAGATGTCAACCGCCGCGCCCTGAAACTGATCGTCGTAGATGATGCTTTCGATTTGGAGTATGACTTCAAGGAAAAAGCTTTCTTTCGACTCGCTCTCTACAATTTTTTCGCTTTCGGTTCTCTTCCATAGAGACCACGTTCCAGGGTGCATGCCAATGAAATTGCACAGCCCGTTAAGAGTCAGCGGCCGTATTTTGTTAAGGTGACCGTACTGTGGCCCTTCTTTTCCGCTAAAAATACGCGGCTCAACGATCGGCGTTTTGTTGCTGTGGTCTCGATATTCCAGAAACCTTGACCACAGGTCCTCGGCACTGCCTACTCTTAACTTATTGAATGGCGCGCGGATTTCCAGGTAGCCCATGGTTTCTTTCACGACTTCGAACATTTCTCGGCTTCCGGCTGAGTCAAACGGCCAACCACTCTAGTGGCGTGAGTGCGTCTCAATGCTAACCTATATAGGCAGCCGGCAACTCTATGACCGGACAAAAGTCCGATTTAGTCTTTATCTTCACTTTCAGCGTCTTTGACACAAAAACCTCGGTAACCTCACCAACTAACCCCGATAAAGGCCCTTTAGTTACTGTGACAGTGTCTCCAACCCTTATACTTATAACAGCCACAAAAGGAGCTTCATTTAGTTCCTTGATCGTCTTTTCGAATATCATAAGTTCTTCGTGCGAGCATGTCTTTATCTGCGAATTCATAACAAGAGCACTAAAACTTGGAACCTGAAGTCTTTTCTTACACAACTCAGCATCTTTTAACCGGTGTTGGGGTATAAACACAAATCCTGGGAAAGACGCGACTATGCTTTTCTCTTTTCTTTTTGGCTTAAGATTCACTTGACGCGGCACCCAGGCTTCTATGCCGTGTATATGGTACAGTGACCGAGCGATAGAAAGCGTTGTTACGGACCTGCAGGTAGCCACGACGTATATATCCGTTACACCATCCCTTGTACCTTTTGCTATAGGTGTCTCAATCATTTATTGACTTTGGCCCCCGCCCAGTCGATATATACACAGTATAAAACAAATCAATAATTAAGTAAATAGGCTATTTTATGGTTTATTAAAATAGTTTGCGCGGCGTTAAAACACCGCGCAATACCTTACGTGATATATAGATCAGTTGTTGTTCAACGGGTCGGTGGCGTTGAAGTTCAGCATCCCCATCAATTCACCGAGGTAATGAAAGTTTTCAGGCGTCGCGCCGATTTCGGTCAACACATCAATCGCTTTTTTGGCGTCTTCCCTATCGAAAACCTCGGCAGAGGTTTGGATCAAACCCGCGATGAAAGCGATACTGGCATTTTCAAGTTTCATGGTCATTTCCACTTCGTTGTTGTTTCTCGTAACACAATCTTACATCGGGTATTTTCATACGTACATCGAAGAAATTCAAAATAATTAGCCCTCTTGTCGAGGATTGGTCAAATGACAATAATTAACTAATTGTCAAATTGGGGTAAATCTTTGTCTGATCTGGCATCTCTGGTCTTTGGTTGGTTTTTTATAAAAAATATCCAAAGTCTATAGATAATTATATTTACT